ACATTTTTTCTATACACATGGTCTTTCTCATATCTAGGGTCATTTATTGCGTCAGTAACTTGTGATACTGATGTAAATTGGTCGGTAGATATATTATTAACATTACCTTCAACAAACTTTTGTTGAGATGGAGATGTAACACCTGCTTTAGCCATAAGACCTTGAACTGCCATTTTTATTTGTTCTGTAGTTCCAGTATCAGCTAAATCATTAAAAGCATTTTGTTCTGCTTCAGATAAATTAGTTTCTGCCCATGAAATAAGTTCGTTGTATTCTTCTTTACCCCCAACAACTGAATGTATGTTAGCAGTCTGTGTATCAGCTATAGCTTTTTGTCCTGCAATATAGCCATCAACAAGTTCTTTTGATAACCCTTGTTTAGCTAATTCACCATAACTAGCTTCACCAAGTTCACCCTTCTCTGAATATTCTTCTGTAAATTTTTCTAAAGAAGTTACTTGTGGTGTTATTTCATTCTCAACAGTTTTCCCGTCATCTTTTGGAATAGTTAAACCATTAGCTTCTTTTTTAAGTGGTTCTGATTTTTGACTAGAGAATTGTTTTTCTAGTTCAGAGTATGCTTTAGATAAATCTTCAGCACTTTTAAATTTTTCTGGTAACCATTCAGGTCTTTGATTTTCAATAGTTTCAGTTTCAGTGTTTGGTTCACTAACAATTATTTTTGTACCATCTTCACTTTCCAAATTATCAATATCAATACCTTGTTCTTTTAAATCTTTAATTTGGTCTTCTATTGATTTCTCTGCTACAGCAGAATTGATTTCTACTTTTTCCGTTGACATATATTATTCCTATTGGTTAAGGACAAGTTCATCACCTTCAACATTTGCAGTGCCACCAGAGTTAGCGAATTGTTTTCCCATCTCTATTGCTACTCTAGGGTCAGTTGCAGTATTCTGCATCTGCTGTGCCATCTGTTGTTGTTGTGCTTGTTGCTCGTCTTGTTGTAGTTGTTCACTTGATTTAATTAATCCTGTAGTGTCAATCTGATTTGCTATTGCAAATTTCTTGATTGCATTATCAAGGTTAATATATTTAGCAAGAACGTCTGCACCTAGTGTGTTTGCTAAATCTGAGATAAACTGAAGTAATTTCAATCTATCTGATTGTCTACCTAATGCTTCCATACCAACAATAATTTTAACTTTAACTATGTCTTTTGGTAAGTCAGGTAGTAATCCTTTTTGTCTTAACATTGCTAACTTTGTATTAATATAAGGTAGCTGAAACTCTGTTGTTAATATTCCATAAACTCCACCTAATGCTTCTTGAAGTTCATTCGCAATTAACTGTACTTCTGTAGCAGTAACTCTTTCTGCTTGTCTTTGTACTGACGCATTAAGAAGGAAAGCAAAATTAAGTCTTTGTTCAACTCTCTGCATTGTTTCCATTGCTACTCTAAAGTCTGCAAATTTATTAGCTTGTAATACAGAAACATCTCCTGCTGAACCTTCAATGATTGCACCATTTGGTGCTTTAGCAATAGCTGATGCTCTAGTTGTTCCGTTAGGAGCAACCATAAATAACATTTTAGCTGATGCTGATGAACCTTCTAGAATTGCTCTAGTTAATCCTTCTAAAGATTTTAAATCACCGAGAAAACTTTCAACATGTCCCCTTCCGTAATTCATGCCATCAACTCTATTAAATCTTAAAGCTATAAATGGTAGATTATCTGCGTTGTAATTCTTTTCATAAAGTATATGTCCTTTAACTTCTTGATGAACAATATATTTCTTACCTTCTTTTCTAACGCAGGTAAATAAATCCAAAGTTCTATCTTGTTGTGTGTCTCCTTCTTTACCTAATGCTTGTATTATTTTAACTGGTAAAGTATCTGGTACTACACTTTCTTTAATAATAATTTTTAAAACATGACCCTGTGGGTCTCTTTTAACTACATAGTTTTCTAATCTATAAGTTCTTAAACCTGTATCTGTTAAATGTAATAAGCAATTTCCTGAAACAATTAAATGTTTAAGTGCTTCATATACAGCAACTCTATCGTTCTGTACTTCAATATTATCCATAACTGATTTCTCAATTTTGGCTAATCCTTCTTCAATAATTTTCTTTTGTTGAGGGTCACCTTCAATAGATTTGTAGACTAATTCATCTACATCAATTCTAAAGAATGGTGCTTGTGGTGGGAATAAAGCTAACATCAGTTTTGATGCTAAATTCATAACACCTCTACTTCCTACGGATTGGTAAGGTGTACTATATTCAGTGTTTCCAGTATTTCCTTTTGGTGGATATAAATGGGGAATAGTTAATTCAGCACTTTCTCTTGCTCTTTCTAAATATGTTTCTCTTTCAATCTCTAGCTTTTGGTACTGACCTTCAACTGAGTTTTCTTTATAGCTGTTAGTATTTTCGCTTAGTGAGTATCTTTCCATTAACTAGTAGGGAAATTTAGACCACTACCACCAGATAAAGGTATTCTTAATGAACCCCTTCCTACTCTTTTTCTGCTGTAGTTTGATGCAACTGTAGTATCTCTTGACGCATCTGTACTTGCTTCAGTTGGTGCTTTTTGCTTTGTAGTAGCATTAGACACTGAAGGTGTAGCAGGTGGTAAGACCACAGGAGCAGGTGGTGGACTAGGTGCTTTTGGCATACACATAATTAACTCTCCTCTTGAACTTGTTTTTCTTTGATTAAATGATTGACGACACTTCTCTGTCCTGCCTTAAACATGATTTGTTTCTCTGTCTCATCTACGTTTGGACACTTATCAGGGAATAGTTCGTCTAAGTATTCAATGATGTCGTTACTGATTATTGGTTTTTTTATCATTAGATACTCCTAAAGTGTCACCTAATTCATGTCTCTTGCTTGTTATCTCTCCTGCTATGGCAGAATAACCAGTCATATCAACAAAATCATCAATATTGAATGTACCCCCCTGACTTCTAGCAATCTTTAGTAAGACCATTAGAGTTGCCACATCTTCAGGTAAAATGATAATGCCTAACTTAGTTTTGTTTTGTAAATAACTACTCCATAGTCTAGCTATGTTCTCGTGATTACTTACACTATCTCCATTTTGTTTATCTCTATCTGAACTAACTAGCTTTTTTACTTTGTCCATTATCTCTGTACTTAGCATATTCATAACTCCATAATTTAGGTTTATTTGTTTTTAAATTGTATTCACCATTTCTTAGTATTCTTGCAAGTCTGCTTTGGTGGTAAGCATCATCAACTGTATATTTATTACGTTGATATTCTTCAATTACAGTTTTCCAGTTCTCATCTATAGTTTTCTTAGTATCTAGTAGTCTACTGGCTTTAACATACCCAACACCAACACAACCTTTATAGCCGTCAGTTTGGTCTCCTGTTAAAACTTGTGTACAAAAATTATAATCTGCTAATTGTTCATCAACTTTTTCAATTTGATTATCAATCATAGAACAATGAAAGGCAGGTATCGTTCTCATATCTTTATCGCCAGATATAATTATTGCTTTATTTTTGTATTCACCTGTAGCTAATATTCCTATTGTATCATCAGCTTCTAGATTTTTATAAACTTCACTTCTATAAGTTTTAGTAACCCATTCTCTTAATGCTTTATAACAAACAGGTTTCCTAATTTTCTTTCTATTAGATTTATAATCACTATCTAGTAATTTTCTGAAGTTAATACTATCACTCCATACATTTATATATGAACCAGAATTTGTTAGTTTCATGTAGAAATCTAAGGCTTGTGCATATAATTGTTTAGCTATTCCAAAGTCACAGTGTAGTGTCCATTGGTCATTTCCCCAGTCAATAGGTTCTTCTAATTTAGAAGTAATCTTGTAGGCTAGTAAGTCAGCATCAACTAACATAGTTGTTTGTGTATCATCAAGGAAAGTATGTATTGTATGTTCTTTCTTTTTTTCTTGGTGTCTTCTAGCTTTATTTGAACTGTGTAATTCAAAGTGTGCATTTGTCAACTCCGTCATAATTTAATCTCCTTTAGTTTTAGTATGTTTGATTTTGGTATTACTGTTGAGTTACCACCCTCATTGATTGTTCCATCTTCATTGAAAGTTACATCTCCAATAAAAACATAAGTGTTTTTGTTTGTTGATAACAACCAACCCATTGTTAAACAAACTGCTGTCTTAGATTTTTTAAGTTGAGAAATTTGAGACCATTGACTGTCTGAAACTATGTCTGACCACCAACACATATAAAATTTATATGGAAAATCGTATTCATCAATCTCTGGTAATTTAAGTTTATTTTTTAATAAATTTTTCATAGTTATAATTGTAAGTTGAGTAGTTCGCACTTAGGAATGATGTGACCTTTAGAAGTCCAACTGTCTCCACCTGCTTTGATGGGAAATTTCTTCATTAGTTTTTTGAGTATTCTGGTAGGTATTAAAATCCAGATGTCTTTTTTTCTACCTTCAACAACAAGGCATATTGCATAGTAGTGTGATGTAGTAACCATTATACCTGATGGCTTTCCTCTACTCTCAATCTCTAAGAATATATTACCTGTACGTGCTGTTAGTCTATCTGCCTTACATTCAATCTGACCTTCTATGGCAACTTGAAGTTCGTTCTCTTTACTCTGACCAAACTTTAGGTCAAGGTCAAAACGATTAGTGTGTTTCACTCCAGTTTCTTCCGACTTTCATTTCACCATCTAACTGACATTTGAAATTGAAATGGTCTTGTGTTTTCTTAAACATAGCTTGTGCTACTTCTTTGAATTTTTCTACTCTGTCTGGTTTAACAATGAACTGCATTTCATCATGGACATGTAAGACCATTGCATAGTCATTACCCCATTCGAAACCATTCTTATGTAAATCTTCATTTAAAATAATTGTTCCTTGTTTAACAAGTAACGCACCTGCACTTTGAATTAATGTATTTAAAACTGAGTGTTCTGCTCTAGGAATTAGTAATCTGCCATCTAAACCTTTAACGTAATTCACAAGTCTGAACTTATGTTTAGCAGTGTTAGTTAAAGTTTTTAATGAAGGTAATGATGCTTCAAATCTTTGTCTTATTCTTTTGGCTTCGTCAATATCGACTTTAAGGATTTCGCTGAGTTTCTCATTTCCTGCACCGTAAATGAAAGCATAAATAAAAGTTTTAGCTTTATCACGAGTGGGTAATCCTGTGGCTTTTTGATTGATGGTATGAATATCATCTTCCAATAGTTTCTGTGAAAAATCTCCGTTGTCATAGATATGCAAATAATGAGCCAACACACGCAACTCCAAACCAGAAAAATCAAGACCGAGCATAACCATACTGGAAGGAGAATTAAATAAGGCACGAAATTCTTTACCATATGGAGAACCACTGTTGACACACTGTGCGAGATTTGGGTGATGATGCGTACACCTGCCAGACAATGCACCATTAGTAATGATTTTTCCATAGATTTTTCCTTTTTTGATTAATTTTAAATATGCTTGTTCCCCATCAGCTAACTGTCCTAATCTTTTAGTTATCATAAGATATTCTGCTAGAAGGGTAGCTTCAGGATATGGAAGTGCTTTTAATATCTTCTCGTTCACTTCTGGTTTTCCTGTTGCTGTGTATGTTGTAGGTGACCACCCTAATATTTTTTGCAACCTGTCTGCTATATGGTCTCTACTGTTTGGATTAAATATTTCAGTTTTGAATTGTTCGATTGGTGTTCCTGCTTTAATACCTCTCTTAATATTATCTCTTTTATAAGTTTTAAAACCTGTAGACTTTTTCCATTCAGAAAAGACTAAAGATAGTTTGTCACTAATCTCTAATCTTTTCTTAGTAAGGGTTGAATGTAGGGTCTCAGCAGACCTCTCATCAAAATCAATACCTTGTTCTTCTTGTTTTTGAATCCAATAAGCAAACTTATGTTCTAAAGTAATTGCTTCTTCAGAATAATTAGTTCTTATAATTTCAGTAAATAGTAGATGGGTAACTTCTACATCTCGTTGGCAATACTCCAACATGTCTTGATTATATTCATCAAATGTAGAGTGTTCTTGATAATCACCTTTTCTTAAACCTAATCTATAACCCCAACTTTCAAGTGAGTGCCTACCAAAAAGTTTAGGTGGCATTTGTTTAAATTTGTAATCTAATTCAAGTCTATTAGTCCATATAAGTCTTGAACAAAGTAATGTATCAAATGCTTTACCTTTAAAGTCGTAGTTTAATACTTGCTTTAATACTCTTAAATCAAAACCAGTAATATTATGTCCTATAATAACTTCAGCTTTGTTTAACAACTCTAGTGCATCATTAATAGTATTAGGATTATATGAATAGACCTCATTGGTCTCTATATCCTTACAAACTATACAATGAATTACTAAATCTTTTTTATCTAGAAAACCACTGGTCTCTAGGTCTAGTATAAGTTTCATGTTTTACTTTCTTTATTGAACAAGATGAACTGTAATTTTTTCTATGCTTGGCAATAAGGGTTGCACTGAATTTAGTGCTTGGTTAATTGTTTTCCTTGCTTGTGTGTCTCCACAAACTATTACAGGAAATACATTCTCAAATTTTATTGATTGATAAATAGCAGTCATTATTGTTTTAAAAGTTTCAAATGCTATTCTTTGTTGTGTGCCTGATAATTTTAAATAGTCAGGTTTCTGTATTAGATAATTTAAAATAAATTTAGTTAGCATTGCCTCATTCATCAAAGACACTTTCTAATAAACGACCTGTGTGTTCATTATAAACTAATGATGTAGCTATTCCTGTACTTCCACTAAATCTATTTTTTAAAACTCTAACATTCATAATGTTACTATCAGTTGCATGTTGTTGGTCTCTTTCAAAACCAATCACTGCATTACTAAGCATAGCAAGACCATGACTTCCTCTAAGATGAGATAAAGAAGTTTGACTTCCTTCTTCATGTCCAAAATTTGTATCTGGTCGTTTTAAATGTGCCACAATAAACATTGCACAATTAAGTTCTAAACAAAGATTTCTTAATTGCGTCATTGTTGAATCAATTAATCTTCTTTCATTAGATGTATCTAATCCTGAAATAAGTATTGAGATATTATCTAAGATAATGATTTTACAATTTGAACCATTAACCATGTATCTCATTCTATTCATTATATCATCAAGACTTGATGCACCTTTATGGTCGTAGAAACAAACATGATTTTTTATTTTGTGATACTCAGTAAGAATTTTTTCATCAGATATTTTTGCTCTTTTATCTGGGTCATGTATTGGATTGCTTAACGCAACAGAAATTATTCCTTTGATACTTTCACTAACATTTTCTTCTAAACCAAAGTAGCCGACCTTATGTTTGTTAGAAACTAAATAGTATGTTAATTCTTTACAGACTAATGATTTACCTGTTCCTGAACCTGCACATAATAAGTTTATTTCTCCACGTCTAATTCCTCTTAACTTTTTATTTAAACCCTTCCAATGGTAAGGAATACTTTCAGCATTAGCATTATCTAATAGTAATTTTTCTGCATCAACACCTTCAATAATACCCTGTGGTGTGTAAGACTTAGCTTCCCACATTGCATCAATAATTTTAGAGCCTTGACCTTTTTGTAATAATTCACTTGGGTCTTTAGCAGGTAGTCTAGCTATTTTAACTTTACCGATTGGTAATAAATTTGCAACTTCGATTGAAGCTGTTATTCCTGCTTCATCATTATCGAACATTAAAATAATCTCACTAAATTTTGATAAGTATTCTAATTCTCTTTTAATAAATTTCTTAGCACTAGCTGAACCTGAAGGTATAGAACAAACTGGGTATTTATTTCCTTGTACTGCACTAACGGAAAGGCAATCAAGTTCACCTTCAGTTAAAATTATCTTAGATTTTTCTCCACCATTTCGCCATACTTGTTGACCAAATAGAGTAATTTTATCTACATCTCCTAACCATATAAATCTTTTGTCAGCAAACCTTAATTTCTGTGCAACCTTGTTATAATTTTTGTCATAGTAATTAGCTATGTGTACTGGCTCATTTTTATAAATTCCAGTTTCATAATTAAACTTTTTACAAGTCTCACTATTAATCTTACGACTTGGTAATGCTTCTGTTATTCCTTCTATCATATTTGTAATTTCTTTTTTAGAGGCAACTTTAGGAAGTTCGCCATTGGTTTTTTCGTAGCTGTGGCAACCAAAACAGTAGTTATGCCCCTGACTTCCGTCAGGAGATAGGTAGATAGCTAGATTATTTTGACTACCACAGTTTTCGCAAGGTGCATGTCTGATGAAAGTGCTAGAGTTCTCCTGCATCTTTCATTTCCTCTATGTCGCCATGAGTGACTGTGCTGTCTGCGAATTTGTAACCTTTAATATCTTCGTTTAATAAATATTCTCTGACATTAAAGTTAGGACATGTTTTTCTTTCATCTAAGTCGTAGTGTCCTACAATTCTTGCTTCAGGGTATTTAATTACTAGTTCTTCTAGAACTGTCTTTAAACTTCCCCATTGTTCTGCTGTAAAATTATCTTCTGGTTCTCTCCAGTTATCTTCATCAGCACCACCCACTACACATACTGATGTTGATACATGATTATATTCTTTAACATGTGCTTGTAATTCATCATCACCTCTGCCTTGTTCAACAGTGCCATCTCTTTTAATAACTTTTGCATAACCAATTTTTAACCAACCTCTAGCCCTATGCCATCTATCAATTTCTTTAGCATCTGTGTTCTGACTTGGTCTTGTCTGAGAACAATGTATTACAATGTATTTAGTTTCTAGTCGTGCCATTTTGTTTTTCCTTTATTTCTTGTAACCAATTTTCAGGTACTTCTTTTTTAGTTGATTGAACGCAATGATATTTAAAGCCAAACATCTCACACCATCTGCCATAAGTTGTTTTAGATTTTTTACCAATTTTAGTTTTTGAATTAGAAAATATAAATCTAATATCGTATTTAGGATTTTGTTCTTTAATCAGTCTCATCTTTTTTCTATCTGCTGAATTAAACTGACCTTTAGTTTCAATAATTATATTTGAATGAGAAACAGGAAAGTCAGGTGTATAAGTTCTTTTCTGTTCAGGACTAGTGAAGTTAATTTTTATGCCTTCATAAACAAACGTACATTTGTTTTTGTTTAAGCAGTTGTAGACAACTTCCTCTAATCCTGATTTCAGGAAAACAGATTTAGAAATCTGAACTCGTTTGAACTTCTGTATGAACATCTGAGTTGACTTCGGCTTTATAGCCATCTTCTTTTTCAAAAGGTATATCTGATTTACCTTCCACAAGTTCTAAGATTTGAACTGCTTTTATTCTAGCTGTAATACCTGCACCAAAAGGTGCTAAGTATGGGACTAGTTCATAAGCAATTTTAAGTTTAGAACCACCCCAAATTGATTTTTCAATAGGGTGTGGGTTTTTCTGTGCATCAAGTAACTGAGGTCTTTGTGTAAAAGTTTCCTTAGTTTGTTTATTAACTCCTGATGCTTTTAGTTTAAACATGAAGAAGACTTTATCTCCTTCAATAGTGTATCGTGGGTGTGGACTTTCTTTTATCTGTTTGTCTTTATCTTTGTTTTCTGCAATCGCTATTTTTAGACTGTCTGCTTGTGCATCATCAAATAATTTAATCATGTCAGTAGCATCTGATTTAACGATTTCCAAAGTAACCTTATATTCCCCTGCATCACTAAATTTAACGTCAGGTTTATTAAGGTGTGGATAAATTGCCGTACCTACAACACTTACGTGTGTCGTTAGTTTCTTCATAGATTTACTCCTTTTTTGGTTAGTCTATCTAATAGTGGCACTTAGTCCTTGCACCTGTGCATGTGGTTAAATACAGAAAAATACAGACTGTTTAACAAGGTCTAAATCCAATTTTCCCTTTGTAGGCATTTTTGGGAATTTCTTCTGGTTCTTCTCAGAAAGCATTGCATACATTTCATCAGCAAAATTCTTCAGCACATCTTTCTCATATATCTCACAAAATGCTTCTCTTAGTGCTTTTCCCATTAAATGACTGTCACTAGCTACACAACCGAAGCTGTCATGTATCATACTGAAGTTATCTACTCCTAACTCTTTAGCTTTAACTACACATAGCTGTAAAACTGCACCATCTAGTTGATGAATATAATTTGGGCAGATACCGAGACTGGTGGCTCGTCTAGAAATTTTATTAGTATCATGTGCTATGGAAAGTTTGACTATACTATCACCCATTTGTGTCTTAACTCTTTTACTTTCCTTTTCATAACATAACATCTGAATAGGAAAATTATTAGGGGAAGTCCAACATACAGGTAAGTTTTCAGATGCAACAAGTTTTGCTATATCTTTTAAGTATTGCATAATATTCTTTGCACCTACAATAATCTCATTGATACTCTCCCATAGAATAGGTGTGAGCCAGTTAGTTGCATGGAATATACCATCTTCTCTGTCTGATATTCTAAAGGTTTCTAAAGACACTCCTCGTTCATTAAATTGTTTCCTCATGTGTTCTTCAATATATTTTCTACATGAGAATTTAGTTAATGAGTAAGGCAAACACATCACTGGTTTCTTACATATCTTTCTGTCTATTCCATAGTCTATCCACTTCTTAGCTAAGGGTTCAGATTTCATATCCCTAAGTTTCATAATAAGTTTTTGTGCAACTAAATTATAAACATCACTAGGTTTATTAGATGGTATGAGATTAGTAGCCTTGCCCCCTATTTCATCTCTCATCATTGCTGAGTAGTGCTGTAGTCCACTATTAGAGCAATCAGCTTGAATAGGTAGTGTAGTTATAAAGTCAGGTGAATAATCACTCTTAACAAAATCTCTAAATTCTAAAGCCCATGCAAGAAAACAATAAGGTTTATCTGCACTAGCCCACCATGTGTCTTCTAAAGGTTTATCTGCTGATGCAATTATCTTATCAGTATTATCTTTGACCCATTGTTCTCTAATAGATAATTCTTCCTTATCTACTTCTCCATATAAGTTAGCACCTGCTATTGCAAAAACACTATAGCTATCATTATTACCCATTCGCTTACCAAACTTAAATGTAAGTAATGCTCTTGAATAATCTGCTGACTGTGGGGATAATAAACTTGGCTTAGGATATACACGACCTCTGAAGTCCAACTGATAAGGATAAAAGAAACCCCCCTTATCTAATAACAAACTTGCTTCTTCCATGATTAGTCTAACTTGAATAAATTTAGACATAGCTTGACCCATAGATTTATGAACATGTTGTGCTTCACGTTTCCATTTTATCAAAGCATCTTTATTAGTTTTAATGTCAAATGGTTTAGGTGGTAACTCCATTGCTCTAGGATTTACTGGAAGCTGACCTAAGTTAAAATCATTCTCCATACATGTCTTGATTACGTTATATATAGGCTTATTAATAACCCATTCAGTTTCTTGTATTATATTTACACTGTCATAAACAACAGGCATCTCATGTACCTTATTATTTAATTCTTCTAAATATCTTCTATTACTTGCTTTTACTAAATTGTAGTGCATCTGCTATTTCCTTTGGTTTATTTTCAAAATTATGTTTTTTTCCATAGTAACCCCCCAAAAATGGTGACGACCATTTGCGAGGTGGCATTAACATTGGTAAAAATTTTGGAAACAATGCTTCATTCTTAATGTTGAAGTTTTTTATTTCCTTAATAATTTTAGGTGTAGGTTGAACATAAGTAATAGTCTTAGTCTTATTAAGTTTCATATTACCTACTTTAACTAAGCCTAATAACTCACAGAGATGTATCATCTGAACACCTAAATGAAGCCTATGCTCTTTAGACCAATCATCAAATTGAAGTTCATGCTTGTTCATACAATAGACCCAAACATTCTTCTTATACTGCCATCTATTGGTCTTCTGGGGTATGTTTCTACCTTCTAATCGCTTGGCTACCTGATTATATTCAGTCTTCTTCTGCTCTTTAAATAGAAGTATTCTAGCTTCAAGCATGAGAGCATTACCTAATACAATAGATAATTTATTTAAGGTACATTCACTAGAGATACCATCAATAACATTCTTTAATATTATCAATGAACAAGTATCAAATATACTCTGGTTGTTAGACATCTTTTTAGTGTCTTGATTAAAAGCATTTTGAGATAAACATTGAACTATCTTTTTAACTGCTATGTGATGTGTTCCTACTTGACCAGTCTCTATTTTTTCCACCTTCAAATAAATTAAACTAGAAAGTTTATCTATATATTTTTGTTGTTGAAATAGACCATACATGGTCGTACTCTCTTGTTTCTTAATCCTAGCTTCAGTGACTAGGTGCTGATACCTGTCAATACCACCTCTTATCATCTTCTCCTCGAACTCTATTTCTTCTTGTATTTTTTTAATGTAATCTTCTTTATCTTTAAATTTACCACCTACTCCAACCTTAACTAACTCAGCTAATTGTTCTTGTAGTAAGTTTGCTTGTGTATCAGACATAATGAGAACATTTCCTTACATTTTGTATGCACATGTGACTGTTGCACAAGTTCTGTTGCATTTGTTTCACGAACAGTGCAGTAGTGCATATATGCAGTTTATAAAAAAAGGTGTTGATGTTAAAGAATAATAATACAGCAGTGCATGTAATTTTTTTGTGAGTAGTTCCTAAGACCAGTGTTTTCACCATAGCCTTGATACTACTTACTTTATAATTCATACAGTGCAACACATCACTCATAATGCAACACCTTGTGCAACAAAAATAACCCAGTTGTTGCTTCTGGTAGGCGAGAAAGGACTTGAACCTTCACCTCTTGCGAGACCAGTTCCTAAGACTGGCGTGTCTGCCAATTCCACCACTCGCCCATTAGTGGGAATGTAATTAGCAGTCTTCATTTATTTAATCAACCCTTTTGAGTTATGACCTATTAAAGAAATTACGTTACTATCATTAATACTATTAACAGCTTCTCTTAATGCTTCAGGTGTTTCTTGTGCATAGTATTTTAGTACAGTCTCAATGCTTATTCCTGCAAGTTTTGAGATAACTTTAACTGGTGTTTTTGTTTCACATAATCTTGTAATGAAAGTATGTTTTGTTGAGTATGGTGTGAAGTCTTTTATCTCTAATATCTTCCCATACTTTTCAAAAAAAGTTCTCATACTTCTTACAGTTACATTCGGAAATAACTTTCTAGACTTATGTGCTATCGCAGTCTCTCGATATTTAACACAGATACGATAAGCAATATCATTTAGAGGTAAATCACCTGACCATTGCTGTGTCTTATGACGAAAAAAATTAATAGTCTTATTCTTATAATCAATACAATCTATAGTAAATTTAGCATCATAAAATTCAAACTGTAATCTTTGACCTAAACCATTAATTAAATACTGCATTGCATCTGCATGTTCTTCATCATTATTAGCATAAGCTAAATCAATAACTTTAATTTCATCTTCTCTACTAATTGGTTTCTTACTTTTACTTTTAATAACACGCAGGTTACTCCAACCCATATCTCTAATTCTTAAATCTGCATTAAGTAATTTAGACTGCTCTAACATTCTTTTTGATATAGCTTCTCTAAAAGTTTCTCTTAATACTGAAAGTCTATGATTAGTTGTTCTGGTATTAAAGGTAGCTAAATTATTATTAGGTCGTTCAATGATTGTCTTCTCCATGTACTTAATGAAACCATTGTAGTAACCATCAGTTTGCATGTCTTCAAGTTTAATATCTGGTGAGAAATAATTTAAAATATCTCTAATATAAATTTTAATATTTGTCTCATTCCCCTTGCCTTCCCACTGCTTAGTGTAAGTCATCTCCAAACAATCTTTTAGTGTTCCATGAGTTATAACCTTCTTACCATTCTTTCTTGAATGATAATTTGCTGAAGTTAATTGTTCAAGATGTTTGGCTTTTATCTCTATAGCTTCTTGTAGTGATTTCTTAAAAGAAGTATCACTGTTATCTAATATACTAACAGTATCATAAGCACTGTCCTTAACTTCTTGACCATCAACTATCATTCTTTTTCTTGTTTGAACTACAAGTAAATTATCTCGTTTAAGTCTGATACCTGCATGTAGTTTTAATATAGCTTCTCTACTGTTCATGTTACTCCTTATATTGCTGTCATTAATTTAGAACTACCAAAGATAGCAGGTATAGGTTCTTGCGTTGAACCTAAAAAGAACTTCTGTAGTTTCTTGCCTTCACCAGTTAATTCAACATATGTATATCGCTTATCTTCTGCGAATGGATTATCTGCATAGTTAATTAAAGCTAATGTTTCATGTAAGTATGTAAGTGTTCTACTTAATGAAGATTGATTAATACCTCTGCCTAAAATATTATTAAAATGATATGAGATACTTTCAGTTGACATCTCATTATCTTTTAAGATTAATATTATCTGTAACACTGCAACATAGTGAAGTGGTACTCCATTGGTATGTAAAGTCTTACCTTGTTTCTGCTCTACCTTCTTAATGTAATTCAAGAAGTGTTGTGTAAAACTTAAACTAAAGACTGCTTTTTTGTATTGCTCTCTCATTGTTTCCCCTTTTACTTTCTAGTTTTATAATGTTCGTAGAAGTATGAGTTTCTGAAGTTACTCTAGCTAAAGCTATTGCAACATTTTCATTAAACTCAGGTTCAGTAATCTCAGTGTCTCTAACATCTCGATATTTAACAAGTTTATCAAAACTATATTTGATACAAATGCCACCTATCTTTAATGCTGTAGATTTCTCCCAGTCATTACTGACAATGATTTGTTTCTTAAAAAAGGGTAAGTTCTTTGTTACCTTTAAAGGTTTAACTTCATAACTGAAGTCGTCAATACGTCTTAAAAAAGACTGACATCTAACCTTATGTATTACCCTACAAACTACCATTGCTACTACCATTATTGTTTTGTTTATAATTGTATTCATCTTACTTTTATTTCCTTACTTGCACAAGTGTTAATTACTAATGTACGACACTTTTCAAAAAAATAGATAATCAATGTATTGTGCTAAACATCTCTACCTAGATATTGTGCCTGTGTCCTTATATGCTATCTATATTTGGTATAGCAATAGAACAACGATAGAACATTACAGAAAAAATTGACTGGGGTTAAACTTGTATAACCTTAGCAAATTAAATCTTCTATGGTCTCAGTTACAACAACAATACTATATTCTTCAACATCAGTTTTATGTTTAGTAAAAGTT